ACCTTTTCCCTGGTATGGGAGGATTAAAATCCTCCATCCGGTGGGGTCTGGCATTCTTTCTAAAAGAGATTTACCAATTGTAGTTGGGTCTAATTTCGGTTGGGCGCTATATGCCTCCGTAAGATTAGAGGCTTCTTTGTCGGTTTTAGGCAGCTTCTCAACTGCATCAGCTACCTTGTCCAAGGTAGACTTGCTCATTCTAGACATCGCTTTGCTCCTGTTTATCTAGCAGGCTCTTGAGTTCCTGTTCAACGTGATTTAGGGCTTCTAAATTACCCATAAGTTCACGGTAGTGTTCCATAGATTTAATGTTTCCAAACCTCATTAAATCGACAACCGCGTCTGTGCGCTCTCTTGTTATCCTGAGAACGGCCTCCGCTACGAATATTTCATCCATAGATGCCTCATCTTGTTGAAACTATGAGGTAAGCTACAGAAAGACCTCCTAAATTGCTACGAGAAAATGCGTTATTATAGGATGTTCCATGTGAAACATTCTAAAAGAAGGATGCCCCGATTATTGTACCGACCAGAAGGGACGACCCCACTACTATCGTCATTTCTTTGTAGTATAAGTCGAAAAGATGCGGCATTCCGTTAACCCACTGATCTAGGCTTCTTAACAATTTTTTCATTTTGACCTCGGTGCTGATTGAGAGTTTCTACTGCCAAACCACCACAAAACAACGGTAGTGGTAAGGTACAATATGGTGGATACAACCAATTCGTGTATGTTTAGGGCTTGAGCTACACTAAAGGTAGCCCCCAGCCCCGCTACGATAGCTTTCGCCTCGAAGTATACCATAGTTGTAACAATGCAAAGATAGATGGTGAGACCTGGGCGAATAATACCCCTCACAACGTCAAGGAATACGAGCCAAAGCCCCGCAGAAGGGCTCACATCCACCTTTTGGCTGTACTTCTTAGGTTCCATCTTGAAAGACTCTGCAAAGGCTTCCTGGGCCGCTACAGCCTCTTTACCCGCAGCCTCTACTTCTGCCACCTGAGTACGGGCCGCCCACTCCTGGGCCATTAGCTCCCCGTCTATGCGCTTCATGTTGGCTTCGTGAGCAAAGTTCATGCGCTTCATTTCGAGTTCTTGCTTAACCTTCAAGAAATCAAACCATCTTTGAAACACAACCCCTAAGAGGCCGGTTACGCCGCCACTGAACACACTACCAAGAAAGCTCAACACTATTGATCTCCAAAGTAAAAGGCTCTCGCCGCAAGAAACTTTCTAACTTAGAAACAGCGGGACGAGACAAAAGAACAGCCTTCTGTTTATCCATATATCCCACTCGCTCCCCAAGAGCGATACATCCGTACAACTGACACTTCAAGCCTTTAGACTTATCGCCCATGAAATTAGCACTGTGGATGCGTATGCCGGACCTCTGAGGAACGTCTGTTATTAAATACATAAAACGCTTGAAAAGAGGGGAGAAGGTCCAGTCTACTTCGTACGTACCCTCTGGGATACGGCTTCTGTTACGGGAATTGCCACGGTCGGGTAACTCTCCAGTGAAGAGAGTGTGATCACCGAAGTAAATACGACCAAAAGTCCCTTGGTCGCTACTTTCATGCCGGTCTATCCGTACTCTCATTTTTTTTCTTTTTCCCCCGAGCCGTGTGAACCATCTCAACGATGTCGGAGTCCTCGTTCTTAGCAAAGAAGTTAGCTACAGCCCCAAGGATGGAATAACTAACAAAACCTATGGCAAAACCCGCCATTAACTGAACTTCCCAGTTAGTGGGAACCTTCATTATCTGTAAAATAGGGGTGGCAAATATAATTGCCGAAGAGGTGGATACCGCGCCCCGCGTAAAAGCCTCGTTGATTGTGCGGGGGCGGATGTAAGTCATCAGGCCAAACCCCCCTAAAAGACCGCCAATTGCCGAAGCCGTCTTAGTCGCAATATAGTCAGAACCCACCATAACGATTACCTTTTCTTGGCCCTCTTAGAGCGCCCAGCCTTGCTCAAGGCAATCGCCACAGATTGCTTCTGCGGGTATCCTTCTTTTTTAAGCTTTCGGACGTTAGAGCTAACAGTTTTATTGCTCTTGCCTTTTTTAAGAGGCACTCACGAATACCCCATGTATGAGGTGCCCTTAATAGCCGCACCCGCACCGCGAACCTTTACTTTGTGAAGTTTTCCAGACGCCATAGGAGCGTCGGCAGTCTTGCCATAAGGAATGCGTCCCTGATCCTTAATATCCGCGTATGGAACCGCTTTAGGTGGGTTCTTTGGCGTGGAACCTTGTGTCTTTACTCGACCCTTCATAACTTTCTCCTTGGAAAAGTAGTTACCGTGTTCTGTTGGCGTTAGCCTGTTGTTTCAAAAGTTCTCGCTCCATGGCGGCATCAATACGCGCCTGAGTCTGTCTCTCTTGAGCCGCAAGCCTTTCTTGGAACTGAGAAGCACGAAGCTGCGTTTGTTGCGCGTCCAAATTAAGTTTCTGCTGGTCCACCGCTGCATCTTGCTGGTCGGCCTGGGCTCTTAGCTGCAATTCACTCTGTTTAAGCTGAACAAGTGGGTCTGGGGCACCCGCTCCACTTAACTGAGCGTTTATCTGTTTGATTTGCGACATGCCTTCGGAGACATACTGAGCAACAAGAGCCGCCCGCTGTACCGTCCTATCCTGTCCAGGCTGCGCGGGTTGTTGCATAAGAGCGGCGTTCGCTTGTTCTTCCGCCGCTACCTGAATGTGATTTATCACATGCTTCAAAAGATTTATGCCTACAACGGGGATGGTTCCAACAATCGGGCTCGTACCAAAGACTAAGTGAGCCATGATGTGAGCCTGATGGTCCTGACCCTCAAAAGCCTTCAATGGCAACATATCCAGCGCGTTGATGTTCTCTTGGGCCGGGTCAATTGCTACCGGCTCCTCTTCAGGAACCGCCCGCATAATGCGGTCTACATCAGTAACTCCGAGAGCTTCATACATGTCTCGGAATACCTCCGGCATGTTATGCAGTTCAGGAGCCTGCGCCGCCAGTTCCAGCTTGGTCTGAGCCATGATAATGCGTTGCGCTTGGCTGAATACATTCGGGTTGCTGACCGGGACAACATCGACCCTGTCATCAAAGTCCGCCCGCATCACGCTGCGTTCCGCTCCCTCAACAGTATACGGATACTCCTGTGGGAGACTCTCGTGCATCACACGGCTCAGAATCTTAAACTCCTGACGCATCGCATAATGCAAACGCTTGTGAACAGCACTCATGACCCGAGAGCCTTGCTCAAGCATGGCAATCGTTGTTCCTACGGCAGCTTGCTGATTTCCATCCCCAACCTTCAAATCGGTGATCGTCGCAAACCGCTGACCAGCCTGAACCACAAAACCAAGCAGGTTATAAAGCGTAGAATCCGGACCCTTAAAGGGCAAAGCCATCAGGCTGTCGCGGATAGCACCCCCAGGAGCGTCTACATCGCGGAACTCTCCAGGCTGTAAAGGATTGTCGTCGTCCCTGATCCTCAGTCCACGGGCCTTGAACCCTGCCGGAAGGTTCGAGAGGGTCCCTGCGTCAATAAGCTGGCGTAAAGCCGCCGTTGCCGTGCGAGATAAACCACCAATCGTGTGAATCAAACCGAGGCCGTAAAAACCAAAGCCTGGGAGAAACTTGAAGTGCGTGAAGTATTGAATCTTACGGAATAACTCGTCTTCCTCACGATAATTCCGGCGGATCGAGAGCACTTGACCGTTGTCCATGGAAATCGTGACAACATACGGAATTTTAATTCCTGTAGGCTCTCCGTCCTCGTCTAAATCCTCATATCCCGGTAAATCAAGGTCAACATGGCACTCTAGGAGGGTGCAATCGTAGTCAATCTGAGAAGGAGAGGTCCCATCTATCTTGTCAATCTCTTCTTGAACCTGATTGACGTTTTCTTGGGCCGGGAGAACGTCAATATCTCGATAAAATCCCGAAATTTGACTCTTTCTAAGGTCGTTTAGAGATATTTTTACAACGTGCGTTATATTCGGACAGGTTTCGAGGTCGCTCGTCTCGTAAGGAACCACCAAATTCTCTGCGGGAACAAATTTACTGACCGCACGCCCCAAATTCTCGTCGTAATACGTCTTTTTGAAGGTTGAACCGGCTAATGGCAGATAAAAAAGCATCTGATCCATGTCCGGCGTGTACTCTTCCATCTCATTCGTGATGTAGTAGTTCATAAATTGCCGGACTCGGGTAGCCTGAGCCGCTTTTTCACGGTCTTCAGAACCCATAA